ACCAAACAACAATGGAGATGTTACTCTATGCGCTACAAGGATTCTATCCTGAGCGTATTCTGCAACGTATCTTGTCTTCTCATGTAAATTATCAGTTTGAATTACATCGATAGTTGGTTTTCTTTCCGGGTCATCATTGAATGTTACTATGAATCTACCAGCATTTCTAGTACCAGTAAATTTAGCTTCAATTAAATCTTCAATTGTATCTCTTTCTTCCGGAGCTGGAATACCATTGTTCATATTCAACATTACAACAGGTAAGAACCCATTCTCAATGTTGTTAAGATGTAAGTTAGATAATTCAGCTTCTACAAAAGAGAATTGTAAAGCAGGAATCCAATCAGGAAGGGAATAGTAATATTTGCCTGGTGAATAGTTCTTAATCCAAAGTACTTCCATTTTTTCATTAGATGTACCAAAAGCTGGAATCTTCTTCTTATATCTTTGTGCTTTGTGGTCACTCCAATCAGTACAATAGAAATAGTTTTCAATCTTTGGACTATCATAAAGCTTTTCAGCTCTCCAGTTTTGAGTTGGAGAATGATACATTTTAACTATCTTAGTATGGTCATCGTTCCAATAAACTTGGAAAACACCATTACCATATAATTTTAAATCAAATGCTACTCTTTTTAGCTCTTCTTGTGGAATAATCTTTTCCAATAAAGGTTGAAAAGCCTCATTTTTTGAATATATTCCCTTACCAAAGATAAGGTCAGCTATACCTTCTACACAAGCTGCATTAGTTGTTGAGTTGTTGTAAGCATCAGTTATATTTTGGAAGAAATCATCAGGAGCAATTACACCAACAGGCACCCATTGATAACGTGTTTTAGTATCCTCAATTATGTTTGGGATTTCTTGCTGAGCTAGATTTACAACCGAAAAATTTTGATTCAATTTCATATTAGTCTAATATTATGTATTCATTATCCGTTACGTTACTAACATATACGTTCTCAAGCGGTATTTGGTTTACATAAGTTGGTTTTTCTACCGATTGTGATGTAAATACTGAAATACTACCATGCCAAATTGAGCAGGTTGCATCAGAAAGATACGCTCTATATTGAGTTCCAACACTAGCTGAAACTAATGTAGGTACTTGAGAAGCAGTAAATGATAATTTACTCTCATAAGCATCGTAGTTATAGGATAGTGATGCTGATGTATTTTGCAACGTTGTCATATTTTGCATATGCAAAGTTAAAGCAGAAGAGCCAGTAGGCTGTACTCTCAATGTCCATATGTTGCTTCCAGATGAGTAGTATGTTAGCATTATCTCGTCTTTATGTTTATAATTTAACAATTTTGAGTTCAATAGTAGTGAAAATAAAAAAGGGAAGTATTTCTACTCCCCTTTAGTATTTTTAATCTATACTGATATTAGCTACCGTATACAATTGTTGGTTTAACTGATAATGCTCCGAATGTAGAAGCAAATGTAGAACCTGAGATAAATGCTGCTGGTAATTTTTCTTGTCCAGTGAAAGTGATTGAGTAACCATAAAGGTCTCCCAATGTTGCACCAGTTTGAATTGTACCTGCAGTTACATCTGCACCCTCATCTTCACCTACCAATAAAGCGTCACCGTTCATTGTAGCTACTACGATTTGAGGTCTACCATAAGCCATCAATTTCAACTGTGTAGTCATTTCGTTTGTAAGCTTCTTTAAGTTAAGAACTAATTCTTGCGAGAAGAAAGTAGTACCATTATCTCTAGAAGTGTTTACAGTTTCAGTATAGCTTGAATTTCCCTTCAACTCATAGTAATATACTGTTGAGCCCGAAGGAAATGCGGTTACTTCTCCGCTTCCGTTCTTAGTGAAAGAACCAGTAGTGTAGTTAAGGAAATATACGCCGGATAGTCCGCCTACGCTTTCCTTACAAACTTCTTGTCTTCCTGCTGTGATGTTACAAGCCATAGTTTTAATGTTTTTTTAGTTGTTTTTGTTTTTAATAAGTTTAAGTGAGAGAGGGAATTTCACCCTCTCATTATTCACTCAAATATATTAGTAGTTCTTATGAATAGCGATGTCACTACCGATACCATATTGTGTACCAGCTGTGTATCTCATCACGATACGATAATTCTGTGAACCGTCAAGGTTAGCCATGTCTAATACTCTAACTTCGTTGTGGTCAGAAAGCAAACCAGTTCCGAAGAATAAGTTTGATTTTTGTGCTGCTACCATTGCTGATGCTGCAAGACCAGGGCAGAATGCCATTTCAATACCATTGTAGTTCAAAGGCTTCTCACCTACGTTCATTTGGTTGTTGAAACCATTTGCACCTTGTGCTCCACCTGCTAATGCAGTTTGGTAAGCCTTAACAACGTTAGTTGGTACATAAATCATCACATCTTCTTTTCCGTAAACTTCTGCAGGGATTGCATCAACTAAAGCGTTTAACGCAGTTAATACGTTTGCTGAAGTGATAGAACCAGATACAGATGAAGTTACAGGAGCGTTAGTACCACCAGCTACTACTGATGAACTTAATGCGTTGTAGATACCACCGAATTGTCCGTTAGTTGCGTTAGCACCTTGCCAGATAGAAATTTCAGTAGCTTGTGCTACTTTACCACCTACATAAGAGATTAAGAAATCGTTGAAATCTTTTGGAATCTCATCAAATGCGCTATAGCCCAATTGTAAAGCTTCCCAAGAATCTACGAACTCTTGCTTACATAATTCAAGGTTAACTTGAAGTTCTTTTGGCTCAAGGATTCTTTCTGAAAGAGCCACAGTTCCAGATGTTGTGAAATCACAAGAAGCATCGTTTACGATTGAATCAACTGCTACTTTTTGGATAACACTCTTAAACTTCACATTCGGCATGATTGTGATGTATTGGTTATCTAAAGTCTTAGCTGATAACAATGCAGCTGCGATGTACTTTCCAGCGAATTCACCAGCATAGGTTGTAGTAACGCTAGGCTGTGCGAAATTTTGTTGTTTTCTCATTGTTAATGATTTTAAGATTTTTATTTATAAAGTTTAGATAGGAATGATGATTGTGTATTTACAATCTTACCATTCTTCCCTAATTTAACTCCGTTTGATTTTAGTGCATTTTCATCAATTGGTGCACCATCCAATTTTGGAAGTTCTTCTTCGTCCTCTTCTTCAGGCTCAACAGCTGCCATAGCAACATCACCAGGTAATGGTTCTGCTTTTACTTTTTCAGCTTTCTTACCTTCAGAGATTTCGTCCTCTTTTACAGGTACACCTACTTCTTCCATTTTCTGCATTTTCTTTTCCAACTCTTCGATTCTATATGCCATCTTTTCAATTACAGATTTCATATCAGTATCTTCAGAAATTGGTTCTGCAGTTTCTTCAGTGTCGATTTCTTCATCACCACCCATATCATCTCCAGCGATAGATTCCATTTCTTCTACTTCTCTTTCAGCTTCAGCTTCAGGTAACTCAACGTTCTCTCTTTCAGTAATTACACCATCTTTGGTCATTACTTTTATGATTACATCTCTACCTTCTGAATCTTTAAGTGCTAATTCATGTTCACCATCCGGAGCTGGAGTTTTTCCTTCTTCGGTTACAACATCAATCATTTCACCAACATCGAAGGTTGGAGATTCAACGACTGTGCCGTCAGCTAACTTAGCGTAAGTAAAATGAACTTCTTCTTTCACTAATGAAAGTGTAGTCATTATCTTTTTTAATACATCAGTTGCGTTCATAGTATTTGTATTTAGTTATTTAACAATTTTGTTTGTGTTTATAGTAATTTTTGTTATGCACAAGGATTAATATTTGGATTTGTTTCATTTCCAATTACATAAAAATCTGCGCTTGATGAGAATAAATGGTATGTGTAATAGTCAGTTACAACTATATTACCACCTTGTGCTATTGGTGCGCCTTCGTATCTAATAGCAACAAATCCATCACTTCCACTAACACCATTTTGGTTATAGTAAGTTGCTCCAGCTCCACCACCTGTATTTGGTATTGGAGTTAAGCTTCCTGATTGTGAGAATAATGCATTACCACTACCAACACCAGGTAAACCAGATGTAAATAGTGAAGATGTATTATCGTTTAATACAAAGTTTCCACTTTGTGAAAAGAAGTGATATGTGTAATCGGCAATAGCATCGTATCTTATATTTCCACCAGTTGCTTTTGAACCTGTACCAGCGTAACGAATAACAACTGCTCCAGCTTTACCATCATCCTCTTCAGGGAAATATACCCCACCTGGTTGTGCTCCACCACCTCTACCAGGGTAATATCCATATTGCTCTGTGGTATTTCCATACGAACCAACGGGTCCATTCTGTAAAGAACCAAATCCACCACCAGCATAATATCTTCCATCAACCCATTGTAATCCACTTCCCCCACTACCAGCAGTAAAATTACCACCACCAAGATTAGAACCTGTTGTACCATTTGCTGCGGCTCCAGCACCACCAGCACTCCATCCATCAGGCGGGTCTGCCATAGGACCAATAAATGGAGTTGTTAATCCCCAACTTCCTGTTCCTGAATTTCCTGCAAAGTCGAAATCATGTGCACCTTGTCCACCACCAGCTAAAACACCAAATGCAGCTGAACCTGTACCATCATAAGCTCGTTGAATTATACATCCAAATGTACCTTTACCACCATCGCCTATTATTATAGGATATGTTTTAACTATCGGTTCAACAATGAATGAACCAGAGATAGCGGCTCCACCGCCTCCGCCATATCCTTGTCCTTGATTACAATTGAGTGAGTTAACCATAGCTCCACCGCCTCCACCTACAACGATGTATTCAATTTGTAATGAAGGTACTGAACCTGATACAACAATACCAGCTCCACCACCTGCGTAGTATGAAGATGAAATTAATTGTCCTCCATGGCAACCCGGATTGAATGGGTCTGGTAAACAACCTGGTAAGTTATAAGTCCATTGAGAACCTGTACCACCATTTGCGCCTGATGCTGATGTTAATAATCCATTTCCAGCAAATGTAGATGATGTAATAAAAACTTGAGATTTACCACCTTCACCACCAAATGCTTCAATATTATAAAAAGCTGAATTACCACCTGCACTACCAGTCCAAGCTATTGATTGAGATGTAGCAATACCACCAGCCCCACCTTTACCAATTGTAATAGGATATGAAACTAATGGTTGCACACAAAAAGAGCCTGATGCAATAACACCACCATTACCTGCTATACCAACTTTAGGAACGTCTGAACCTGAGTTGAATGAGTTATTACCGGCTGCCGCTCCACCGCCTGCAGGAACTATAACATACTGAATTTGAAATGGGCGAAACGCCTCATTCTCTTGTTCAGTAAATTTAGCACGTTCCAAGTTGGAAGCGTTTATATTATAGTTTAGATTAAGCATGTTTTGTTATTTTAATGCTACTACACCGAATGCAGTAGATGATGCAGATACCGCTGTAAAGATACCAGGTACAAATCCTGATGCAGATACAAATGATAATACTGAACCATCATAAGTTTTAGCTACCAAAGTTCCTTGAGTACCAACATATAATCCACCAGCCACAAATCCAAATGCTGGATTTTCTGAACTAGCAGATGCAAATGCTGACCCAGAAATAGCTATCACTTGTGCTCCACCTACGAATTGTGGATTAGTAATATACGAATTTTGAGTTTCTAATTTCATAATGAGTTTTATTTTTTAATTTAACAATTGTAAATGTTTTTTTATTACATTAGTCCGTATTTGGGACCTAATTTTCCGTATATGTTTATAATTTCAGCTTCAACCAATACCCTATTGTATATTAAAATATCTCCTACAACACAATTATTATTTTCTTGTCCACCGGCTGTACCACCAGCATATGAACCAGTATTTATACCAACCGAATATGGACCTGTATTACCAGATGCATTAGAATATGTTGTATTAGCTTTAAGCTCTTTGTTTGAATAAAATTTAAAATTAGTATTACTACTTGGAAAGAGTCTATCACAAATGCCAGTATACATTCTCCAATTAGTATCATATGCTCCAGAAGGTCCGTAAATATATCCAACACTACCAACCGTACCATAGGTGTAAAAAGCTTCAGTATTAGTTCCTTCAGTACCTAACGTCCAGTTTGTTAATTGAGAAGTTACAACTTGTCCATAGTGACCACTTGTTAATAATCTGCCATGTTTAGCTCCTTCTACTCCATTGAATCTACCAAATACAATAATTGTATAATCTGCTCCATTAGTAGGGTCTAAGTTAAAGCTTTGGTATGGCTCTAAATTCATTGTTTGAGTATCGGTAAATGTAAATGTTGTTGCATCCCAATATGGTAAAGAGCTAGCACCATTTAAAGAAGCTGTAGCTGCTATACTACCAGTATATGATAACCATTGAGAGCTTCCAGATGTATAAGTTTCAGGGTTTAACCACGCTAATAATCCATTTGTTGAAACATCAGATATTGGATTATAGTAAATATTTTCAACACTTAATTCTCCTAATGTAGCTGCGCCAACCTTTTTATTATTTAAATAAAGCATATTAATCTAATTTAAATTCAATCCAACTTAAAGTATTTTCATCCCAATAACATAATTCACATGTTCTAGCAACCGGTGGCTGCCAATCTGAATTCTCATCTAATGTCCACGATGGGAATGGTTGAGATTGCACAAAAATATCTTTTACTTCATCATATGTAAATCCAATCCCAGCATATTGCTTTCTGAAATTGTTATTGTATGATGTTTGTATCCATCTGCCACCCAATCCTAAATCATTAGCTAGGAATTCTTGTCCTCTATGTTCTTGTTTGTTATCTACTACTAATACTTCTTGTACTATATTGTTTTCATCAATTCTTGCAAAATGTGCCATAATATATTATTTTTTTATCCTGTCCAACTAAATGTTCCTGATGTTGTAAATGTATGAACTTTATATGCTCCATCAGTTGTAATAGTACCGCCTGTTGCTAAGTTAGTTGCTGATTGATATCTTAAAATAACTATACCAGAACCACCTGCAGCTCCACTTTGTGAGCCACCCCAAGCACCACCACCGCCTCCACCACCAGTATTAGCAGTACCAGCAATTGGTGTTAATATTGGATTATCAGGAGAACCAGCATCACATCCACCTCTACCGCCACCACCTTGTCCACCAGCAGCTGAAGTTGTTGTTCCTGTTTTAGAACGGCAACCTCCACCACCACCTGCGTAGTATGTTAGTGTACCATTAATTGCTGATTGTTTACCATCAGCACCCGTACCTCCAGCATTAACTGTAGATGTACCAGCACTTCCAGTTGCAGAAGCACCACCACCTCCACCACCATTAAGAGTTTGTGGAGAAGGTGCATAAAATCCAGCACCACCAGGGAAACCTTGTCCAACCGAACCAGTACCAGCCGTTGTAAATGCATAAGAACCACCACCACCAGAGCCACCATTTCCAGGTGCAGCGGGTGCATCAGCTCCTTTACCACCACCTAATGCTATATAAGCTGGGTTATCAATAGATGATGTAGTTCCATTTGTTGCATTACCACTATTTCCACTACCAGGAGAACCACCACCACCTATTTTAACAATATATGATTTTAATGTTGGAATAAACGAACCAGAAAGTAAACCACCAGCTCCACCGCCACCACCAGCGTTACCACCGCCGCCTCCACCTCCTGCTACGGTAAGATATTCAACAACCAATGAAGGTGCTAAATCATATGAATTTATTCCACTCCATCTATCACCATAGAAAGCAAATACTTGCTCTGCTCCTAAAAATACTTGTTGAGATACTTCAGCCATAATTTTTAATATTGAAATAAATCTGATGAATTAAATACATGATAAGTAAATCCACCAATTTGTGTAATAGTACCACCGGTTGCAACGGGTGTTCCTGAATATCTTAATTTAACAACACCAGAACCACCATTTGCTCCATTACCAGTAGAACCGCCACCACCGCCACCGGTATTAACAGTACCATTAACAGCAGCATTTGCTCCGTTATTATAAGAACCATTACCACCACCGCCTGGTCCACCCAAGCCTGGTGCAGTTCCTAAATAAGCAGCTCCACCACCGCCACCAGCATAATTACTTCCATCTATCCACATAGAGCCAGAACCACCATGTCCACCTCTACCATTCTGATTATCTACACCTTGTCCACCAACTTGTGATGCTCCACCACCACCACCACCAGTACCATTCGTAGCACGAGTTCCACCTAATCCACCTCTGTTTCCATAAATTGAACCTGTTCCGTAGTTTGTAGATTGTCTTGCAGCACCTCCACCACCTCCAGAACCACCATTAGCAGCTACATTAATTGTAAAATATGATGAATAAGCACCCCCACCACCGCCTTCAACCTTAAATTCGTGGAATGATGATGAGTTACCATTTTGACCTAAAGCTGCTCCACTAGAAGTGCTACCGCCACCACCAACAACAACTCTAAAAGTATTATTTGGTAATATGTTAATAGAACCTGAGCGTAAACCGCCAGCTCCACCGCCTCCACCATAGCCTCCGCCGGCTTGGCCTCCACCACCTACAACAAGGTATTCTACTATCAGTTGGGGTTTAGTATTGAATGCAAATCCTGTAAATAAACTCATATTATATAAATTTCTTAGCTGCTACTAACATAGCGTTTGTTGAATCAAATGCTACAATTGATAATACATCCTTAGCTCCACTACCAGATGATGGAGTATATCTACTACCAGATGGTTGTAAAATATTTGAACTAAATGATGCAGTTGGTAATTGTGCATTATTTCCTCCTTGTGATGTTACAAGTAATATATTAAGCGTTTCACCAGCAGTTACGTTACTAATATTATATAATGTTGAACCAGTTACCAAACAGGTAAAGAAATTAGCTGCGTTAGCATCTATTGATGCTGTAAATGTTGTACCACTTGCCGTTACGGATGCTGAGAAAACGTTACCAGCTGCCGAACCAGTTATTACAATTGAACCAGACAATACAGCAGAACCAGTAAATGGAAATGTAGGTGTAAACACACTACCTGTTATTGCTGAACCAGACACAACATATAATGTGTTAGGGTCTTTAGTTGCCAATGCTGCGTAAGATGCTGAGCTTATTGATACAACGTGCTTCACAACAGGTACTCCACCAAACGAAGGTGAAACGTTATCAACTAATGAGCCTGTGTATGATTGTGATGTAATCAAATAACTTCCAGTTACCGAAATACTTCCAGTCACACCTAAAGAGCCTGTAATTTGTGCTGAACCAGAGAATGGAAATCCTTCGCCAGTTCCACCACCACCACTAAATACTGAACCAGTAACAACGTATAATGTATTTGGGTCAGTTGTATCAGATGCAATTAAACTAGCTAAAGAAGCTGAGCTTAAAGTTACTATATGTTGAACAGGTGGTAAATCATAATAAACATCGTTAACATTGTCAACAAAGCTACCACTTAAACTACCTGATTTTAAATAATTTGAATTATTAATTGATAAAGAACCAGTCAATCCTATTGAACCAGAGAATATAGCTGAACCAGTGTATGGGAATGTTGCTGTACCATCAATACCAGAAGTACCAGATGAGCCACTGCTACCGCTTGAACCCGATGTACCATTAACACCAGATGTTCCATTTATACCACTTGTACCATTAACTCCGCTTGTTCCATCAGCTCCGTTAACACCAGATGAACCAGATGAACCTGAGCTTCCGCTTGAACCTGAAGTTCCATTTATTCCGCTAGTTCCGTCTACGCCGCTTGTACCATCAGCTCCACTACTTCCAGATGAACCTGAAGAACCACTACTACCGGAAGAGCCAGATGTACCATTAACTCCACTCGTTCCATCAATACCAGATGAGCCCGATGAGCCACTACTACCTGAAGAGCCTGATGTTCCATTTACACCGGATGTTCCATTTACGCCTGATGTTCCATCAGCACCGCTTGAACCAGAAGAACCTGATGAGCCTGAGCTTCCGCTTGAACCAGAAGTGCCATCAACCCCAGAAGTTCCATTTACACCGGATGTTCCATTAATTCCACTACTTCCAGAAGAACCACTGCTTCCACTTGAACCTGATGTTCCATCAACACCACTACTTCCAGATGAGCCAGATGAACCTGAGCTTCCGCTTGTCCCATCAACACCCGATGTACCTGATGTACCTGATGTACCATTTTCTAATCCTACTGATGTTACTACAAATGAGAAATATGCATCTTCTGTCCAAAATTGTAAATTCTTTGGAGATGCGGTTTCATTTCTAGCATACACCGTTGTAATCATTCTTGATGATGAATTGATTAGTGTTGATGGGAATACCGTATCAATACGTGTTTGAGATGGATTTGATACATCATTCCATCCAACAGGGAATAGAGATGAAGTTAAAAGAGAACCAGAAGGGTTACCATTTACATCAGCTAATTGTAATCCAATTTGAGCTTGTATTGTATCATTTTGAGCAGGTTTTAAAAACTCTAAATAGAATGTTTGCAATCCACCAGGTATTACACTAAATCCTAAAGGTTCGGTAATATAACTTGCTATCAATTGTGATGTACCTGAACCTGAAAGAGATTGAGATACAATATATGGAGTTATTACGTTACCAGGTTCACTTCCTAATTGTCTATATACAGAAGAAGATACTGAACCAGTTATACTACCATTAAAGTAATATGTTCTACCACTTGCTTGTCCGTTTAAACCAGAAGTACCCGATGTACCGCTCGAACCACTACTACCAGATGAGCCACTGCTACCGCTTGAACCCGATGTACCATCCACGCCCGATGTTCCATTAACACCGCTTGAGCCGGATGAACCTGAAGTACCATCTATACCACTACTACCTGAGCTTCCACTACTTCCAGAACTGCCGCTTGAACCGCTTGAACCGGATGAGCCCGATGTTCCATCAACTCCGCTTGTTCCGTTTATTCCTGAGCTTCCTGATGAACCAGAAGAACCGCTAGAGCCATCAACTCCACTTGTTCCATTTATTCCTGATGAACCTGAACTTCCAGATGTACCATCTATTCCAGATGTTCCATTAACACCGGATGAACCAGAACTGCCACTTGAACCGCTCGAACCAGAAGTTCCACTATCACCACTACTTCCAGAAGAACCTGAAGTGCCTGATGAGCCTGAAGTGCCTGATGAGCCTGAGCTTCCGCTTGAACCTGACGTTCCATCTACACCGCTTGTTCCATTTATTCCACTACTTCCAGATGAACCAGAAGTACCTGATGAACCGCTTGAGCCGGATGAACCCGATGAACCGCTTGAGCCACTTGTTCCACTAACACCTGATGTTCCATTAACACCCGATGTACCTGAAGTACCTGATGTTCCGTTAAATACTAAAGAAGATGTTGTTGCTAATTGTGCTCTATTTCCAGCACCACCAACCCACACATATCCTTCAGAAAGAGAAGCTGTAAAAGATTGTTCTACTGAAAGTGAACCTGATACTGAAACTAAACCATGTAATGTTTGTACATCAGTATATTGGTCACCTAATATGTTTGAGCCAGTAGAAAATATTACACTTGCTGTTTCAATTTGTACTAACAATTTAGAAGCAGTAATCGCTCCAGTTACATTTATTGAACCATTAATAGTTTGGTCACCAATGAATGTATTAGAACCTGTTGTAGCATAAGAGCCAGTCTTCAGTTCTAAGAATTGAATTCTACCAGTGTTTGAAGATATATTTGCTTCATCATTAGTCAAACGATTTGAAAGAGATGAAGATAGAGTATTCAATGAAGATGTACTAGCGTATGAACTAGTCACCGCTTGTAAAGAATCTACTTCAGCTTGTAATACATCTATCTCACTAGCTACTGACGAGCTTAAACTATTCAATGAAGATGTACTAGCATAAGAACCAGTTACTGCTTGTAATGAATCTATTTCAGCTTGTGCTGATGCTGTAAAAGCATTTAATGCTGATAAATCAACTGCTGATGCGTTAACATTAATTGTTGCTATACCCGCCGCAACTGATGCGGTAACGGTTGCTCCAACAAAGTTTAATGTTGTGGCTGTTCCTTGTACTGAACCTTCTTCTTGAATTACAACACCACTACCAGACAATACTAAAGCATCTACCTCAGCTTGTAAGCTATCTAAATGGTTTACTATTGAAGCTGAGTCTGTGTTGTATGTACCTTCATCAACCATACTATCAATAATGTCCGTATTCATTTCTCTCAGCTTTTCAGGCGTGATGAATTGTACGTTATTGTTAGGGAAGTTCGTTTGGTTAACCTGCTCTAATTGTGTTTTATTTAATTGAGACATCTCGTATATATTTATATTTTTATATATTTGTTCCTATATCAAACCCTGTACTGAAACCTGTACTGAATGCTCCTCTTCTTTTTGGAGCAGATTGTGTTTGACCAATTGCTTGTTCTATAAGAGCTCCTCCACAACAATCCATTGAGTAGGTATCAGAATCAGGACATAAACATGCTCTCTTCTTATTTTTCGGAGTTGCTTTACCTCTGGTAGGTCCAAAGAACACACCCGAATACTTTCTCATATTTTGTCTATACGCTGGTGTTGGCATAGTTACGATTTTTTATAGATAAGTCCGATTCCTTGTGCTCCCATAGTTTTATCACAACACTTAACCGAGTAGATGTTTTTATTTCTACAAAGACAACCCATTCTGCTTCTCTTACCTGGAGAGGATTTTGAAGCCGTAGGCTCATCTTTTGGACGAGGTGTTGGAGTAGTTTTTAATCTCATATAGGATTACTTTACTACTTTAACAATTTAAAGGTAGAAAGTATGAGAGTTAAGCATTCATCTTCTTCATCGCATGTTTGTGTAACAATTCCTCTACTTGCATCTTATCAGCCTCATAAGCTAAAAATAATAAACACTTTTCTAATGGCTCTTTTACAACCTCATCTATTTTGAGGAGACTCCCTCCAGCCAATTGGAGAATGGCAGAGTAGTTTCTCCACTTTTTAGCAAAATTGATTTGAGCCGGTATGGTATCTCCGGATATTCCCCCTTCAAAGATTTCAGGATATCTTTCTGCAAGTCCGATAGCAAATTGATTAAAAAAAAAAGCGTACCAAAGTGTACGTCCATACCCACATTTTTAAATTTCTCTGGATATAGTACACCATCGTATGGTTTGATATCGTATAGTGCTCCTTTCTTAGATGTTACAGGCCTGTATAGTATAGACATGATTTCAGCCCACTTATCATTAATTTCTAATGTTTCGTATTTTGAGATGTCCACATAAGCACCATATGCCATTTGTGATAGATTAGGTTCGAATCCATATTCTTCACCATCTATTGTAATAAATCTTCTTAGGGCTCCTTCTGCTTTAGAAAAGAAACCAGCTAAATCCTTTTTAATACTAATGTATGTATCCACATCTAATTGTTGTAGATACTCCAATGGTAGTTTACACAAGTGATGAAATAAAACAGCATCAATAGCTTCAGGCTCATCTTTGTATATTTCCATATCTTTACGAAGAGCTAGATATTGTTCTAATGATACTGCACTCCAATCATTTGGAACTACAATCTTTATTTCTTTTTTCATATTACTTTTCTTTTATATAGCTTTACATATCCATCATCTACTCCGTTACCTTCTGAAAATCTTTCATCATGCGTTTCGTTGATTTTATCTACTATGTTTATTCCTCTATCATCGTGAGTGAATAGTTCGTTTTCAAGCTTAATGAAAACCCATTGATATGGTGTGAAGTCCGTTTTCCATACTCCTTCCCAATTGTTTGAATTTACTATCATATTTTATCTGATTTTGTTATTATTGATACTTTCCCGTCAGGCACTGCATACATTTCGGGGTTTGTTAAGTCCATTGTTTGTAATGGAACTGATTCTATGTTTATAGTGTTTGCTCGTTCCATTAATATGTTTTGTAATTTAGCATTTAATGCGTTTCTTTGTTGCACCGTTGCCAATAGTCCAGCTTTAGCTTCTCTTAATTGTTCTAATAGTTGTCTATTCATATTTTCGGTTATAGCAACATACTTTGCCATTTCCAAGA